GAAATGTGCGGTGGTTTTCCCAAGTAGTTCGAGGCGTGCCCGAGCCTTTTAGATGCATCTCGATAGTCAAACTCACGATAGAACTTTCTCTTGGCGATTTCTTTGTTTGCCTTGGCATCGTGTGTCCACCCTAGATCCGGCCAGGTCATCATGCAGACAGAAGTATGGAGATCTCCACTCTCGCAGAAGTCGAGGTACTGACTATCCTTAAACAGGTTCCAAATAATTGCTCCAACTCCTCGAGCCTCGGCCTGCTCCAAGTCAATGTAAGCGAACTTTTTCCCTGGGTCAGCGACAAAAATCCTTCGCATTTCTCCCGTAATGTTTTGGAGATTTGTTCCAGTTCCGAAGCACGACTGGTAGGAGGATAGCCTACCAGTCTCAGTTCCACCGATATTGAAAGAGGTCCGTATCCTGCCATCGGGATCAATCCCAGTCTTCAAGAAACCTAGTTTCTTCCGTACGTCCTGCAGAGCTAGGATGTGGTTACAGATAGGCTCGGCGTAGAAGTTGGAACGTAACCGTTCTAGTGCTTTGCGGTTCGTCGTGATCTTGCCTTTCTCACGGACTGGCGGGAGCCGTAAGACTTCATATAGGAGGAACTGTTTTTGTTGCCAGGATCCGACGTTGATCGGGCTGACGCCGAGCCCTTCTTGAACGATGGTGTCGAAGATGGATTGAAGTTCGTTCCTGATCCCTTCGTAGTACGCGTAGACTTTCGTCCTTTCTGTTTGGTCAACGAGAACTCCCCTGCATTGCATTTCGAGGATGGGAGCTTGAAGCGCCCGTTCAAAGTCATAAATTCTTTCTGTCACCTCATTCAGTTGAGGAAGAAGTGCCTCCAGCACTTCCAACGTAACGCAGGAGTCCAGGCCGTTATAGACTTGCTCGGCTACCGCCGCGGAGTTGGGGTGGGGCTGATCAGTCCTCCAGATCACGGCCATTAAGCCGCTGGCCTCCGCCAAATGAAGAAGGGTTCAATCCCTATTCGGTGGATCGGGCCATGACTTGTCACGGTGGTCGGAGCGTCCCACATTTCTAGATACTCCCAACCCATTCCGCCCATAGCGTTCAAAGAGTCGAAACCGGCTGTCACCATGAAATCCCACTTTGGCCCTGTATAGTCGGGCGGTGGAAGATCGTCACGGGGCTTCGCCTTTGTGTGGCGGGGTTCTTCTCGAGGAAGGGTATGAGGTTCCCTGGGCGTGAACGGTTCCTTAGACATTATTCTTCATCCTCTCTCCGCTCCATGTGTTTGCCGCGTGGGCGGAGAGGCTTCCACGCGATCTATTTCAGAAGTCTATTAGCTTCGCCGCTTCTGTTCTCCTGTGTAGCAGTAAGTGGTAGGCTTGGTTTGGACAGATCACCAAATTGAATGGGGTAAAGTTGTCTAACGGATCCTCGTTCATGTGGTGTACGACTGCGCCGTTAGGTAACGGTTTACCCAAGGCTTTTTCGGCGACGGCTATGTGTTCATAAACACGCCTGCCATTTACAGTAATGAGCTTATATCCAGCAGCGTTTATAGCGCCTGTACCATTCGCTCGACGAACTAAGTTTGGTGTTCCATGCCGCCGTACTCTGTTTCCGTGGGCACTGCACATACCATTATCTTTAGCGAGCTTGTTGCATCCCTCTACAGAACAGGTTTGATCTGGAGCATACTTAACTAGTTCGTTAAGATTGAGGTCTGTATCACCGTGCCGCCACTGTCGTTTGTAGTGCATTCCACACATACCTTTACACTTATATTTAGCTTCGGTTTGGCAGCCGGAGACTGAACACTTCATTCTTCGTCTTCTCGTCTCTCTGAGTGTTTACCGCGTGGACGCAAGGGTTTCCATGCCCGTTCGTTAGTGTATATACTTCCTAAAAACCCCAACGACTTGGGGGACTCGGGATGCATAGAGTGATGCAGAAGCATGGTGTCATGGGCTAGGTTTCGGACTGGGAGTCCGTGGGCTTGCCAGAGGTACTGCACGTCGTAGAGGACATTCTGTCCAACCTTTTCTGAAGGCGTCTGTAATACCTTCCGTACCCATGCCCACGCTGCAACTTCTTCCTCAAGGCTTTGCCAGTAACGGGCGCCCGGGAAGCGATAATCAAGGAAAGGAACGACGAGGCAGACGTCAATTCGTGGAGCGAAACTGATGCAAGTAACCTGGCCAATGGCTGTCTCAACGTCGAGGGCGATGCGCCTTGCGCCTTGTATATATCGGTCATAAAAAATCTCCAAGTCATCCAAGTCAGGATCGGTCCAGATTTCGCGAAGCGGCCGGCGAAGCTCGGGGTACTCCGCCTCGCGTTTAGCCTTCATCAAATCCACTACTGCAACATGTCTATTCTCGTACTGATGGAAGATATTAGCTGGATGGTATGTAGGGAGGACTTTGAGTGTGGGAAGAACACTGCTATACGCACACGTTCCTCGGATTTTTGATATGGCACCTGTACCCAAGAGAGCCCAGGAGGGGGTATTTCCCAGAAGTACGGTGACATTAGGCTTATGGTAGGCAAGTTCATCAAACAGTCGAACAAGCTCTCCAGCGTATTCGTCTCGTAGATATAGGCCTTTAGTAAGAGGTTTCGTTCCGCGAAGCACGCCAACGTCACCCTTTTTGCCGCAGAGAGTCTCAATCTTATTGTTGTTAGGTCGGAGATTGAAAACGTTTGTGACGAAGCAGTCCTTTCGAGAAATACCAGCGTCGGCGAGTTGTCCGTCCAACTCCTTTCCGGCGGCTCCGACGAATGGTGTACCACTAAGAGCTTCGGCTTCGCCATAGGCCTCCCCCACCAGTGCGATTTTATACGGCATCCGCCTTCTCCCACGCCCGCTGTGCGAGCAGGGCGTATTCTGGGTTAAGCTCTAACCCCGTAACACTACCAGCTCCGCAGTCCCTTGCGGCGCGGAGCGCAGAACCGCTGCCACAAGTGGGGTCAAGGAGTCTTGTATTTCCGTCCACAACCATTCGGAAGAAGTGCCCCAGCATTTCGGCGTTCTTTTCGGAAGTGTGTTCCGCTTCCCGGACGATTTTAGAAGTGTACCAATTCGCCACAGACGAGATAATTTTCCGGGGTTCGGCCTTCGGCCACGAGCAGAAGAAGGCGGTTTCATATGCCCTTCTCGGATTGAGACTAGGATTAGGTATAATCCCTGCGGTCTTCGCCCAGATGAGGGGAAAGGGATCTACCCACAACCAGTGGCGAAGCCATTCTAACGTTTCCCAATAGTAATGCATGGAGAACCAGAAGTAAACGTGGGCGGACTCGCCCATCAGTTTCACCCGGTTGTCGTATAGAGTTTGACAGAGACCCAGGTGCGTTTCCCTGGTGTCGGCGTAGCCACCGTAGGACTTAGCTGCGAACTGTTTGTGGGCAGAGCCTACGTCGGAGTTAATGCCGTAAGGAAAATCAATATGTAGTAGATTAAAAGGCTGGCTTGTATAACCTGGGGCCCACTGATGGAAGTCCGCCTGGATGATCGGGGACGCCGGTTTCTTAGGGTTGGGGTGGGCGACAGCCAGTAGAGAAGCCGCAACATCCGCCTTCTTTCTTTCTATAGTCCGTTTAACTAACTCTCTGGCGGTGCTGTATTTGGGAAGGTTTGCTATGCGGACGTTGCCGGAGGCGATTTCATCGGCCACAGCCAGTTGCATAGAAACGGTGTTTTGGCTCAGGCCTATGGCCGTAGCTGTGTCTTGCTGTCGCCATTCGGCATTCTGTGCCAATTGCAAGGCGTGAAAGCGACGGAGCGCATCACACTGATCCTGCCAAGGCAGGTCTGTCCGCTTGATATTTTCCTCGAGTTCGATACTGAGCTTAGTCAGTTCGTCCAAGTCTTCGAAGAACCTGACGTCGATGTGCGTCCAGCCCAGTTTCTGTGCAGCGAGGAAGCGCGTTTCGCCCGCGATCAGTTCCCCATCCTGACTAATAGTGATCGGGTTGATGAGCCCGAGGCGGGACATGGACTCGGCCTTTTGGGCAATGTTCTCGTCGGTTATGTCCTTGCGGACCCGCCGTTCACGTAGGACGAAAATGTCGTCCATACTATATGTTGTCATGGTGCTGCCGATTTTGAGGACGCCCCCTCAGGCGGTAGCCCGCCAGCCCAACCACTAAGGTAGGT